GGTACACTACAGGCTACCTTGACAGACTTCAGATACCTGCGTAACTGCTGGAAGAAGAACACTGAAGAGGAAGCACTACTGGGTGTCAGCATGACAGGCATCATGGATCACTACCTGTTGAGCAAGGGCTGCTCTAAAGACTTGTCTAAGTGGCTGGAGGAAGTACGAGATGTTGCTGTGGATACTAATAAGAAGTGGGCTGAGAAACTTGGTATTAATCAGTCTGCGGCTATTACGTGTGTTAAGCCTAGCGGTACTGTATCTCAACTTGTTGATTCTGCTTCTGGTATCCATCCTCGCTTCTCTAAGCATTACATTCGCAGAGTACGTAGCGACCACAAAGACCCGCTTGCAGTCTTCATGGCACAGTCAGGATTCCCTGTAGAGCAGGATGTGATGTCACCTACGTCTTCAGTCTTCAGCTTCCCTGTGAAGGCTCCAGAGTCCTCTGTGACCGTCAAGCAGGTAGGAGCTATGCAGCAGCTAGAACTTTGGAAAGCATATCAGAACCACTGGTGCGAACATAAACCAAGCATCACTGTTTATTACACTGATAACGAGTTCTTGCAAGTAGCACAGTGGATATGGGAGAACTTTGACTTGTGTAGTGGGATTAGTTTGTTGCCATATAGTGACCATGTATATCAACAAGCTCCTTATGAGGACATCGACGCTGAGAAGTATGATGAGTTAGTAGCAGCAATGCCAGTGGGTGTGGATTGGAATGACCTAGAGAAGTACGAGGAAGAAGATAACACGACAGGAAGTCAAGAGTTAGCATGTGTAGGTGGGGCATGTGAGATAGTGTAGTAAAACTTAGGGGCCGCAATGGCCCCTTTTTTTATTGTTGTTGATTATTACTTGTAAGCATACCGGCTGCCCCTGCAGCTCCTGTTGCTCCGCCTGTGGCCACCACTGCCGCTAGTTTTTGTTTAGCTGCTCTAGCTTTAGCTATGTCAGCAGGGGTAACTTCTGGTCTTGCTTCCAGTAAAGCTCTCTTTGTATAGGCTTCTGGCGTTTCCTTCGCTTGTTTCTTGACACCTGTAGTTCTTTCAGTCTCTTTAAGAGCTTGTTGTACTTTTCTGGGCGTAGCTTTTTTCTTAATCTGTTTATTGTTATACTTAGCGCCTGTTTTATAGGAAGACTCAATCAAAGGAGATGCAGTAATTAAGCCATGTCCTCCTACTGGGTTAAGACCGAACATGTCATGCCCGTCACTTAACATTGTGTACATCTTTTCCTTGCTGGGGTCAACTACAACAAACGCATTCATTCCTCCCAGCTCTTGTTGTCTTGAAGTATACGCCTGCTGCGTAACTAAGTAACCGTCAGGGTCTTTGATATCTGTTAAGTTTCTACCGCCTACAGCGTTACCTGCTTCATCACTAATCTTCGCCATCTTAATTGCTTTAGCGTCTAACAGCTTATTAAACGAATCCAGAACTCTTTGTTCACCTGCTTGTAGTTTTTTACCTGAATCTTGTTTTGCCCTAGCCCTCAGCAGGGTCTCCAACATTACGCTGGGTTGATCTCCAGCGCCCATTTGATTCATTAGTTGGAAGGCTTTGTTATCCAAGGTAGAAGACATTTGTAAATACTCAACCATCTCTCTACCGTCTAGCTTACCCTTAGGTTTTGCTCCCTCTGTTTTACGTAAGTTATTCACTACGTTTAAATACTTATCTGTAGTCTGTCCACGCATAGCTCTGACTACAGGAGAACCGGCTCCAGCAGCGCCTACAGATTCTATGTATCCTGCGTTTTTACCTGCGGATGGGTCTTTAATTTGATATTCATACCTAGCGTTAGGGTTTTTTATGTGCGGCCCTTGAGTAAGGTGTGTTAAAGCTCTGTTGACTATAGACTCTGGAACTGTACCTGAAGTTCTAAAACCCGAACCTATGCCCGAAGCCAATCTAGAGGCCTCTTCTCTAGGTATACGTGAGTCTAAGTATTTTAAACCTACTACACTGTTCTCTAGCAACGTGTTCTCAGTGTTAGGTAGTTGACGATTAATAGAGATAGCTGTCAAGTCTGCGTCTTGTCCTACATCACTAGCCCAATCGCTAACCTTCCTGTCGGATATTCCAAGGACTCTACGTTTTGCCACGCTCTGTGGGTCAATACTTTCTTTAATAGCAGGCATAACGGCCTGTGTATATTCTTTACCGAAATTAAGTGCACCTTTTACAGGATTGCGGTAAAACTCAGGAATATGCGTAGGGGTGTTTTGAGCTGCTTTGTTTATTAAGCTGCCTCCGCTACGTAACATGCTTTTAGCTATACGAGGCCCGTAGCCCAGTATAGGAAACGCTGAAGCCGCCCCCAACATACCCATACCGATATTGCCTTGACGAAAATCCTCTATCGCTTCTTTGGCAGCGATAATCTCACCGGACACAGGAGCAATGGCAGCAGCGTCATATACAGAATCTTTTGCATTAGCTTTTGCAAGATACTGCTTTTCCTGTGCCAGCCCTTGACTGACTGACATTGGGGTTTTGCTTATATGTTTCCAGAAACTATTATTTGTATCTAAAGCATCACTCATTCGTGTCTTCTCCGTCATCATCAGCACCTTCAGGAGCTGAGGGCAGTTGCATCAACTCAACTATTGCTGCACGGTCTGCTTGTATCGCGTCTCTCATTTCTTTATTTAAACTGGGTTTGTTCAACACATCATCTACTTGACGTAAAGAAGCAGAAAGCGTTCTACGTAAAGAAGGGCTAATACTTCCACGATAAGCAGCGTAACCTAAAGTTCCTGTAGCGGCCAATACTGATAACCCCGGAAGCCATCCCATAAAAGTTGAACCTCCAAGAATAGTAACTGCCGCAGATATTGTAGCAGTCTTACCCAGAACTGTTCTAGGAAGTGTAGTATCTGTTGCTTTACCTATGTTTTGGAACTGTCTACCTAATCTAGTCTCAGCTTCTTGAGCCGCTTTAGGTAAAACACGATCTTTAGACCTAAGAAGCAAATGCTGTCTCCTTAGTTTTTCCAACACAGGTGTTTCAGGAACAGCCTCTGCTACTTTTTGGTTTAAGAAATCTCTAACTGATCTTTGAGAAACTGTCCAAGCGTTCTCATTACCGTCATAAGAGTCTTTTCCGCTTTTCTTAGCCCAGAGGTCTAACTGCCTACGAACATCCATCACGCTTGCTGGAGAACCGTCTGATTCTTTTAACAGCCTTAAAGCTTTATTGTAAATTTTAGTAGCTACAGACTTAGCGTCTCCAATTAAAACAGGATTCTCATCTAAATCTATAGCAATTCTTGCCTCTAAATCACTCACTAATTCTTTTTTGTTAAATTTAAAGTTAGATTTCTTTAACAATTTTGTAAGTGATTTATGTGTGGTCTCTACTTGACTTTCAAGCACTTGTCTTATTTTTACAAAAGAAGTTTTTGGGTTTATTTCCTCAACGCCTTTTAAAACATTCACCATCTCTACTTCATCATCTGTAGGTATATAAACATTCCTACCACTCTCATTCTGCTCTAAGCGTTCTGCACGTTTAAGGTCGTTAGCTGGAGTAGAGATTGGTTCAATAACTGTATTAAGAAAGTCTCTACGTTGTCCTGTTTCTAAGTGTACAGACCTACCGTATTGTTCATCAGCAAGTGTCCTCATAAAAGAGGTGTCAGTAATAGGCTTACGTGTTAAAGGAGGTGCAAAAACTTCCGCTACGTTTACAACACCTTCAAGCGCCCTACCTTTACGGGGGTTTTCATTTTTCCAATCTAAATATTCTCCAAAAGTTTGACTCGCAATATCTCCAAGTTTACTGTCAGCTATTGCTTGAGCAACGGGAGTTATATTGTCTATTATTGTTTTTTCAATAGAATCAGGTATAAACTTACTAACCTCCATTAAAGAAAGTTTAGCTCCTTGCCCTAAAAGGTCTAACCCGGTACCCAAGGCTCCTCTTGAAGAAGCGGCGGCAGCAAAAGCTTTTTCTGGATTAGCCGGATCGTCAAACTCTTCGCCTAATTCTGAAACAAACTTAGGAAAATCTTCAACAGTCTCTTTCATCTGACCAAAAGTCTGACGATACTGTTCGGGAGATGTAAAAGAGGCAGGATCATATCCCTCTACAGGCTTGGATTGCTGTAAGGTATCTAGCATTTGAACAAGCTCTTGTACAGCTTGAGCCGCATTGCTTGAAACTTCTGGGTCTTGTGATGTTTTTGCGTCAGTATCAGCAGCCCGTAAAGCAGCAATTAACTCTTCTTCTGTATAGTCCATGCTTTAATCCTTATTATTGATTCAGATACGTTGCTGCTGCTGGTGGTGTTTTATAGCCTTCTCTTTTAGGTAAAGCAATGTAAAAACTTTCTGCAAGTTCTGGAGACATTCCTCCTTTGCCTATTTTTATAGCGCGATCAACAGCCTTATTGTTGTCAATTATTGTCTGTCTTGCATACTTTTCTTCTAAACGTAACAGATTACGTAAAGCTGCTTCGTCCATAGATACTTCTCTTAAAGCGATAGAAGAAGCTACCTCTCTGTCTGAATCTGAAAGACCAGAGCCAGCACCAAAAGCAGGCATAATTTTCATTAACTGCTCTGCTCTAAGAATTAAATATTGTTCAGTAGCTGCTATATTGTCCATGCTCTCAGGAACTACACCTAATTCTTTAGCTACCCTAGCTACGTTAAGACGGAACTCAGCTCCAAAGCCTGTTTTAATTCCTCCGTCTCTATCTAACAAAGCAAGCGATTCTGCATTAGTTCTTAAAATTTCCTTTGCATCCTGTGCTTTTTTACTTAACTCTAAGAAGCTTTTAGCGGCACCTTCGGTTAAAGCCTGTGTAAAACTGTTAGCTTCTGATAGCTGTCTAGTAGTTACAGGCGCTTGAGTAAGGCCTAGCTCGTCAGGGTATACCCACTTTTCTGTTTTAGGGTTACGTACTTGACCAGCAGCATTAACAGGGAACGGCACCGACGATACAGTTCCTTCTGAATCTGTTTGCTGAAAAAACTTAAGATCGGCTTTTTCACCGCTTAACTCTTCTAAAAACAAAGCGTCTGATACATTGTCATAGTCTCCTTTTAAAATTGCATCTATCACGGGCTTTCCAGCACCTTTAGATTCAGCAACTCTAGCCCTACCCTTGCGGCCTTGTTTTGACACAATGTTGCGTTCTTCAGCTTCTAGTATTTGCTTAGTAGCTGTTTCAACGTCACCACCGCTTGTCAACATGTCTACAGTCTGGTCTAGTCCTAAACTTTTAGCTTGTTTAATTAAACCTTCACGCTGCTTGCCTTTTAGTTTTTTGTCTTGAATAAGAGCAGCTATTTTACCTGCACCAGCCATGTCTCCAGTAGCTTGCATTATTCTAGCTAGTTTTGTCAAGTCTTGCGTGTCGTTTAAGTCTAGTTTAGACATTGCCAGTTGTAATTCAGCAGCCCTGTCTCCTTGAGACTGTTGACCCGTCATGCCCCGAATGCCGCTGCCCATCATGTTGGCGGCACTAGCCCCTAAAGCCAACTGCTGTTGCTGCATGCTGAGGTTAGGATCTATCGCATTCTGCGGTACACCTGTTAATAATCCTGCTAGTGTTTGTGCCATTGTCTTATCCTTCTCCATACTGCTCTAATAAAGCATTAAACGCATCAGTATTTCCTGAACTCATGCCACCAAATAAATCGCCTGTCAAAAACCCGCCAGTAGCGTTACTACCGCCTCCTCCTAAACCCCCGGTACTGGTGCTTCCTCCTCCTCCACTTCTGCTAGATAAAACAGACAAAAGGTTGTTTATATCATTATTATTTCCACCGCCAAAACCTAAAGCGTCTCCAATAGATTTAATCCAGTCAGGAGTAGATGCATCACCAACGCCCAAAGAGCCTAAAAGGCCGCCACTGTTAGCGTCTGCTGTGCCCCCAAGTATTTCATTAATTAACCTTTCTTGTGGAGTCATTTGCTGCCCTACTACACTAGACAACATGCCCTGAAGCTGTTGCTGCTGTAAAAGGTTGGCCATATTAGCGCCCTGCATGTAAGACTCAAGACCACTACGCGCTGCTTGTGCTTGCAGTTCTGTGCCTCCTAGTTGTCCTTTCATCGCTAACTGAGAAGGTAACTCAGCAGCACCAAACAAACCAAGAGCTTGTTGCTGCGGTAAGTACCCTGCAGCCATCATTTGCTGCATGTTGGCTATGTCAGCCGCACGTAGCTGTGAAGGCAATTGAGCTGCTTGTGTACCTAATCCAAACAAACCTGTACCTAGACCCAATCGACCCTGCTGTAGAGCCTGCTGCTGTCCTGCGGCACCAATGTCTGCTTGCTGTAGCTGTAAAAGATTAGCTAAGTCTTGCTGCTCAAACCCACGGCCTGCTTGTGCGCCTTGCAAACCTAAGCCTGCGAGTGTAGTGCCTCGTCCTATTCCTGCTGTTTCTAAGTCTGAAGAAAGTCCAGCTAAATTAGAGGCTAGGCCTGTTAACCCAGTAGCTGTAGCCATTTCTTGTTGTTGTTCTGCCATCGCCTGTTGTCGAGCAGAGAGACTGGCTTTAGCCATAGCTTCCTGACGAGCAGTTTCTTGTGCCAGTAACTCAGGAGATGCACCACCATAAGCAGCAGAGGACAACCCTAAGCGGCCTTGAGAAAGTAGACGCTCTTCTGTAGCCAGACGCTGACGTTCTTCCTCTGGAGTCTGTGTGGCTCTAATAGCTTCGTAAATATCAGCTTGTCGAGCTTCAGGAGATGTTAACAAACCTTGACCGGCAGCTCCTGCAAGTCCTGCGTACTGAGAACGTAAAGCTTCAATGTCAGCAGGTTGACCAGCTCTTTCTAGCTGCGCTTGAGCGCCTCCAAGACCTGCTTGAGTAATGCCTTCCAAGCCTGTAGGCTGACCCATCTGACCTAGTGTCTGACCAAACAGTCCACCTACTGCGCCACGTTGAGCTGCAATAGAAGGATCAATAGCACCTACTTGCCCTAGTTGTTGTTGTGCTTGACCATAGGCTTGGGAACCAATTTGACCAGCTCTAGGGTCGTAAGCTCCACCCAGTGTACTCGCGGCTGCTTGTGCGCCCCCTAGTAGTTGATTTTGTAGTCTTTGCTGTGGCTGAGATAAACGTAAGTCAACACCGCCTGTAGCGGTAGTGCCTATGTTAGCTAAGTTAGACGTAACACCAAAAGGTCTGAACTGGGACTGTTCAAAGGCTCTTTGACCTATCTCCTCACCAAGACCAAAACCTGCTTGACCTGTGGCCATAGCTCCTTCAATGCCCTGTTGTCCTGCGTAGTAACCCGCAGCTGTCTGTAAAGCCCCCTGTAAGTCTCCTGAAAGCAAACCGCCTAAAGCTGCACCGCCATATACCGAAGAACTGCTAGGGCCGCTAGAGCCTGTTGGTGGCAGGGTTATAGGAGAGGTGTCCGGCATAGCGGTGGTTTGACCGCCTCCGGCTTGTAAAGGAGGTGCAAAGCTGTAAGGAGTCTCTCCAGCTCTCATTGCACTACTGATATAACCCGGATTGTCGTTCTGCCATCTGTTTACCATGGCAGTATAATTGTCCGAGCCGCTTAAATCTTCAAAGTATCTATATTTGTCAATTCCAACAGCCATTAGTACGACCCTCCAGTAATTGTGTCAGCCGTCAGTGTGCCTGTCACGTTTACGGTAGCGGCTGTTACAGTACCAGTAAATGTAGGATCAGCAGAGTTAGCCTTAGTAGCGCTGGCTGTCGCTATGTTGTTAAACTCAGTGTCTATCTCTGTACCCCTTACAATCTTCGCAGCATTGCCTGAAGGGAGAGAATCCTTTGTAGCAAAGTTAGTTGTCTTAGTGTAATTAGACATTTAGATAAGTCTCCCTAGTAGAGCATGTATGTCGATTTTTTGAATTGAAAATGGAGCGCCGTTGACTTCTGCTTCTAAGCCAATGGTTACTACCTCACCACTGCCGCTGGTGTTAACCTTTGGTGTGTTGATGAGAATAGAAGAGGTGTACTCGCCTGTGGTATTGTACTCAGCTATACCATACTCAGCAATGTTAGAAGAGCCAAATGTAAAGGCTTGCTTAGTGTAATTAGCTGTGTAGTCATAGCCCCAGTTAAGTGTAGTAGGCGTGTTCTGACCACCAATGATAGTCAAGTTAAACTTCTTTAGGAACTTCAGGTTAGATGTGTTACCAAAGTCCATAGGGTTACTGAAGTAACGCATTTCGTACTTGTCAGCACCGTCCATGTAGCCTGTGTACTTAACAATGCCTGAAGAGATACCTATGTATATCTCACCGCCTTCTAGCGCAGCAAGCGACAGAGGGTACATACCAGACCACGTAGTAGCTCTGTGTGAGCTATCCTCCAGCTGCCTACGCATGTCAAAGCAGTACACAGTGTTACTGTCAGGTAGTGTTAACAGGTAGAACGCTTCTTCAGAGCTGTACAGTGACTTGATGGGGTTAGTCTGGAGCTGCACTAAGTTTATTAAGTCAGTACGTACATTCTTGCTGATGTCACGCATAGGCATGGACTTCTCTTGGATAGTCCTACCAAAGCTACGTACACCTGTCTCAGACAAGAACAGTATATCTGTGCCTGTGTGTTGTACTGAGTCACGGGCTATGCAACCAACGCCTTCTATGGTGTCTGTAAGCGTCATAGAGGCTGGAGAGGAGGCTCCTGAGTACACCAGTATAGACTTCTTGCCAAAGATGATTAGAAAGCCATTGTGGGCCGCTAGAGCCGTTATCTCGTCAAAGCCTGTAGGCCATACAGTAGTTACATTTAGCGAGCCTGACGTACCACCTGTCCAATGATGTCCGTTAAGTGTATCAGACCAGTAGACAGTGTGCTTGTTACCTGTAATGTCTGCTGCCCAGAGGCGGCCATATGCTGCTAAGACTTCGTTAGCCTCTGGCGGTGTACCCGTCGCGTGACTGTGTGCTGAGTGTTCTTCTAGTACAAACGAACCGTCATGGTCTGTGCCTAGTACGTACTCGTGGTCTCTTTGGAATAAGTAGACATGATCGTTTAAAGTAACAGCTTTCCAGTTATTAGCTGTAGGCGTGTACCCTGTTGGTGTAGCATCCGTTAACGTGGTAGTGCCTGTAAAGATTTTATTGTTACCTGCTGATATGACATACTTATCACCAGAGTTATCAATAAACTCGTACATAGTTTCTATACCACGGCTGCTGCCTAACACAGAATCACCGTTAGTAGAGACCTCTTCCCAGCCTTTACGCGCACCGATACGACCTAGCTTGTCAATAACACAGTTGTCTGCAACAGCAGCAAACGAGGGATCAACACCAATAGGTGAGTCCTGTGTGTTTAAACCAGCAAAGCCCGGAGCAGCTACTGTAATGTTCTGTAGTTGTTGTGCCATTAAGAATACCAGATAGTTTCTTCAGGGTGTTGTGACGCATCAATAGCAATAGCGTCAGCCAGTGTTCTGTCAGCAAGTCCAAACAACTCCGCTGAACTTGTACCGCCAGTCTCTCCACGCTCTCTAGCACCTAGTGCTGTAGCAAGCTGCACAACAGGTGATGAGGGCACTGCCAGAGTCTCTGTGTCTTCTGTAAAGTCTGCTGTGCGCAGCACTACGTTAAACCTTAATTGATACACACCGTCAGGCTTAGGGTAGATGTCCACAGCGTTGTCACCAGCAGCGTTAACACCGTTGAAGCTGTAGAACTGTGGAGAACCCAGAGGCGGTGTCTCAATCAAGAAAGCGTTGTCCATCCAGCGAGAAGGACGGTACTGCATGAAGAAGTCTGAGGTGTCGTTAATAACGTCCAGCAGCTTCATCCTGTTCTGTGAACCAGTCAACACATAGTTAAAGGTTGTGTCGTCTGTGGTTACAGTCAGTGTAGTACGCAGAGCTGTCCAGTCGTAGGAGTCTTCTACAGAGCGTTTAGCGTCATTAACAAACTCTCCAATAAGTTTAGAGTAGCTGTTCTGAGAAACTGATGTTACTTCGTCTTCTCTGAGTCTACGCAATACGCTGTTGACTAATTGTAAGTATGTCATTATTAAAATCTTCCTGTTTGTGCAAAGCTGGACTCAAAGGGTGACGTTAAAAAATCCTCAATGTCTATCGGTGCATCTCTATCAGTAATGCCTATTTTTGTTTTAAATTTAAACAGTTCGTTATCAAATATTTTGTTAGTTGTGGCTGTAGCTGGTTGAGGCATTAAAGCTGCACTAAGCAGCCCCATTCCTTGACCTAAACCGGGAAGACTAATGTTTATGTTAGGTAATGAAAAGTCTGGTAGGTCAACGTCTGGTAGGTTTATGTCATCTACAAAGTTATCTAAAGGGTTGACAATTTCTCTAACAGCGTCTTCTATCTCAGGCGCTACTTCTCGTACAGCTGTGTCCAGAGCAGATAAAGCGTCGCCTACAGGTTGTATAACCGCATCGTCTACGTCTTTAGCTACTTCTCGTACAGGCTGTATAATAGCATCATCTACAGCACTGCCTCCCGCCCTAACAACGTCTTCTATAGCACTACCTGTTGTTTCCGCTACTTCTTTAATAGGCTGTAACACTTGATCGTCTATAGCTCTACCGACTTCTTTAACGCCTTCCGATAGTTCAATACCGCCAAGAGTATCTTCCACAAAATCAGCAAGAGCTGTACCTGCTGCCCCAATAGGACGTACAACGTCTCTAACAACATCTTCAATAATGCCTAAGTCTATGTCAGGGCCGTCAGGAAGGTCTATACCTAAAGAACCGCCTTCACTGATGTACTTACCTACGCCAGCCGCTAGTGCGTCATCTAACTCCGCGCCGCCCGCTACTTCAGCTACAGCTCTACCTATCCCTTCTTGAAGGTCATCATACTGTATGCCCGCGCCTGTAATAACATCTTCAGTTAAACCGACACTATCTAAAGCGTTATTAATAAGAGGCTGACCTACCAAAGCAAGGGCAGCGCCTTCGGCATTACCAGCTGCTGCTGCATTTAAGGCAGTTTGTGTTTGAGCGTAAGTAGTGCCAAACAAACCTGTTCCTGCTGTAGGTACAGGAGGGCCTACTTGTCCTGAAGGAAGGCTTGTTGTGCTGGGGGCTTTAATAGCACCAACAGTTTCAAGCCCCGCCATTAAACCTGAAGCTATCTCTACAGGAGAAAGTTTTATACCTGCAGCTGATTTAGCTCCTGTTAGAGCTAGTGTGCCTCCGGGAATAAAATTAGCAGCTATTCCAATAATAGGATCAGAAAGTAAAGAAGTAACTAAATTTTCATCTTTTTGAAAAACAGTAGAATATGTGCCTACAGGGCCGGAGGATATGAGATCACCACCTACAAACTGATCTCTTCCAAACAGCTCTTTATAAGAACTTAAATTACCTGTAGTAAGGTAGTATTTTTTACCGTCTATTGTTTTAGTAAGAGGTATGTTGTTTTTTTGTATATAGTCAACTATTTTATCGGAAGCCGCAAGTTCACCTACTGCTGAAGGGCCACTAAAACCAGCTCTAGCAAAATCTCCCGGATCAAAGTTTGTGTAATTATATAGCGAAGCTGTTTGATCTTGTTGTTCTGTTATTTCGGAGAAAAAAGACCCGTAGTTAGACAATGCTTCTTTACTTGTGTCATACTTAGGCCCAGTTCCATAATCTTGAGACCGGATACCTTGAAAATACTTTTGCCCTTCAGGCCCTTGTGCCATTATAGACGTAGGAGTCCCTGCACGTTCTTCAGTTTCTTCAACAGCCTGTGCATTTGTATCTACCGTAGAAACAAAAGGATCAACCTGTGTATCAAAAGGACTAACAAGAGAAGAAATAGGTTCTTGTTTAATAGGAACCATAACAGGTTCTTTTTGTTTTACTATAGGCGCAGCAGGAGCTGCAGCAGGTTGCGCTCTAGGCATGTCAAAGCCTGCTGGCTGTATAGGAGTTACAACAGGTCGCTTTTCCTCTCTAACAGGAATACGAAAACCGCTAGATTTTACTTTAGTACCTCTCGCCATTATCGTTCTCTCTGTACGTTCTTAGTCTTTTC